CTCATGCACGCCTATACAAATACACCAGCACTGTCTAATACTCATCAACCATAAGCCCGCCTTATGAGTAACGATAAGAACTGCTGATAGCATCAATTAGTGGCTCACACGGATCCACTGGGTTCTTGAGATTGACACAACCTGTCCACCATGGTATTGTAGGTTCATCGGTGGGGGACAGGAGACCCGGTTCACACCACCAGCTCCTTGACAATTAAATAGTCGGTTCGTCACAAGACGGAACTAGCGGTGCGTGCGATCCCGCGAAGTGTAGATATGGTTGCAACCCGACCAGACACTACGAACCTGTACACAATAGTACAACGCAGAGCCACATGCGTTTAATAAGTTTGTTCATGGCACATCATGCTGCAGTCTGAGGTGGAATCGATACTCAGTGCGGCTTGTCCATTAGTAAACACGTCATGCAATTGACTAGCTACGAACGTCAGGTCCGCAACATTCTTTGTGATGTCACGGGCTATTCCTTCAACAAGGAGACCGATGATGATGGTACTTACTACAACCTCATTGATCTTTATGGTGATGTTGATGGTGATCCATTCTATGACTTTGATGATCTTGTTGGATACATCTGCAACAATGATGATGTAGAGGGTGAGATCACCAACCTTCATCAGCTTGTCTCTTTGTAATTAACCTATCCACCCACGTATAACATTATGACTTTGCTTGCTTTGTTCTTATTGGTATCTGGCACTGTGTGGGGTACTGCTGAGGTAATGCGATGAATACATATCAACTGTTCATGGGTATGAACATACCTAATGGAGACACAGTTACTAACAATGACTGGGATGAGTTCATCAAAGTCCTTGACACTGTGTTTGATGGCTACACCGTTAGCACTGTTGATGGTGTATGGAAGAGTGAGCATGAGCTTACTAAATGTGTAAGTGTATGCACCAAATACTTTGATGATGTGATGTATGTCGCACGCAAGTATAAGGACACATTCAATCAGGACTCTGTAGGAATACAGCAGCTGCCTGCCATGTCGTTTGTTTGACCACCATGTCTAAGAAAAAGAAAAAGCTCAAGCTGCCTGCTAACAACATCGTGTCATTCAATCGTGATGACATACAGATGCACAGCCAATCTGATCTGCATGATTATGGAGACTATGTAGTAGCACGCAACGCTGCTCGAATGCTATTGAGTGAGGGCATTTGTTCTCATCTCTTTGTTCAAGCAATGAATGATGAAATGGAAGCACAAGGTATGGAGGTTGTATGAATTACACAATTGCAAAACTTAGCGATGATGGCACATGGGATGCTCTTGAATCATTTGAGGCATACAGCGAAGCTGATATGAATCTTGATTGGTACTGTGATCGATATCCCAATGCTTACATAGATATTGTCACTTCTATTAGTGAACACACAGCTGTTGTTTTAGGTTAATCCATTCACACTCACGGAGGCTTCACTATGTCTACTGCTGCTGTTATTCCTATGCTCAAGGGTGATGCACTTGTTGCACATCAGAATGAGTACATGCCGCTTGTTATACGTGGTGAGAAGACACGTACAGACATGATCAAGGACGCAGGCTATGTCTATGACAACGGCAAGGCTATGTACACACAGTACTACACTGAACTACTCAACGCTAAGGGTATTCGACCTGCTACCAATAACGATGTAGCAGATGCTGAGTATGACGCGCTTGATTCAGACAAGCGTGAGTTGTATGACGCCATTGATGCCAAGCTTGGTAGTAAGTGGACACATGAGGAGATCATTGAGTTCATCGATGAGCTTGATGACATTGGTATCACCGATGCAATGGCATTTGAAGATACCTTTGAGTGGGAGCATGACAGTTACTCTTCATACGCTGAGAAAGAGTTTGCTGAGTACTTTGTCATTGAGGTGATGAATGCACAGATCCCTGACATTGCTCTCTATGCAGTTGATTGGCAACACGTATGGGATCACGACCTGCGTTACGACTACAACACCATCGAGACTGCTAACGGTACCTATTTCTTCCGTAATAACTGATGACTAATGCAATCCACGATACATCCGTTCCTATCGGTGTCTATCCTGATGAGTTCAACTTGATTCTCAAGGCAATCAACAGGGCCATTGATAACAAGGAAGGTTATTTCACTGAAAATGAAGTTCAGCGACTGCTCACCTTTAAGGATGATTTCGCAGGTATTGCACTAAGGCACGGAGTATGAAACCTAACACACTAGCAATCCTTGAAGATTGCATCGAACGTGGCATCACATCTGCTCTCATCAACAGGGACGCAGATTGGGATGATGATCACCTAACTCAATCATTGCTTCAACGCATCTGGTTTGAGATTGACCTTTACTTTGACTTCGATGAAACTCCCTAGCGATGTATTAGTAGGACAATACCTACAGTATTTCACACTCATAGTGGCTGCAAGTATCGCGTTTGTGTATACTTGTGGCTACACATCTGGTCTCTTTGTTCATCAACTTAACAACACATGTACGCAGTTCTTCAAGACAACGAAGTCATTGATTACTTTCATGACAAAGACGAAGCTGAATATGTTGCCTTCAGTCAATTTGAACTAGGCTACACTGAGGGTCTCTATGTTGTAGAAATCATCAGCAAATACGACTAATTATGTACACAACTTACAAAGGACTTCGTGAATACGAGATCACTCTTCGTTCAGGTGTTTGGTATCTCCTAGCACCCGACTCTGAGCAAGCCGCATGGAAAGCTTTAGAGTTGTCCCGTGAACGTAATGACCAATTGTTAAATGTGAGGCAATCTGATGAGTGGTAAGCGTAAACCTTACTTCGACAATAACTGGCAAGAGTACAAGGATGCACCTGATGATCTATTCCAACAGCACACCTTTGAGGAGGTAATGTCTTGGAAGGTAGGCGGTTGGGAGCTACCTAGTAGTGTATGCTGTGTCATTCGTGCTACAGATCTTGACACGCGCAAGGTCACAGAGTATGTTTATCGTAAGCATTCTGCTGCACAGAAGAAAGTCAACGAGCTTATTGACTCACGCAACGTAGAGTTCGTTGTGTGCGATCACGATTCTATCCATTTCCTTTCACCTGCTGACATTTCCGATTATGATTCTGACTTCTGAAGAGTTCCAAGAGTTTGCTGAAGCTTACCCTGAGCTTGCTGATTGTGTGTGCCTTGATGAGGTAGCTGTTGTACTGGAAGGTTACAGCCTTCCTGATTGTTGGGACTGATCGTTAATGCCTACACCTGCGCAGATTGATGAGCAAGTGCAGCTTGAGCGTGACCAAATACGTCAGGGTCTCAAGCGATTAAGGGATAACACGGACGCACTACAGCAACGCAGCTACGCATCTGCTACGGTGTATGGTATTGCGTCCATTGATGTGCTTCTACCTGTCTTGGTGAAGCGTCTTGAGGAGACCAATGATCGCATACATTCAAGACAGAATGGTGTAGCTTTTAAAGAGATTGCTCACTATATCAGTGACCTAGAGCCTCTTGCTGCTGCAGCCATTGCACTGAAACTTACCTTCGACAAAGTATTTAGTTACAAGGAAGGTAGTGATCAAGTGCAGTCAGTGTGTGATGGTATTGGTTCAGCTGTTGAAGCTGAGTGTCAGATGCGTCACTATGAACGATGTGCGCCTGGTCTTCTCAACACATTGAAGAAGAACTATTGGCACAAGTCATGTGGCACTGAACAGAAACTAACGGTCATTCAAACATTGATGAACCGTAGTGACATTCAACAATGGCAACCATGGGGCAGAGTTAATCGCATTAAACTTGGTGGGTGGCTACTTGATTGTATCATTGAGACATCACAATGGTTCACCAAGGACATGCGTCAAGAGGGACGCAAGCGTGTTAACTATGTCGTACCTACACCTGAGTTCATCTCAATCAAGGACAAGGTGATGTCTGATGCTGAGCTATTTGCTCCGCTTGCTTGGCCTATGTTGATTGAGCCCAATGATTGGACAAACGAACGAGCTGGTGGGTACCTACTGAATGAGGTGATGTGTGGGCATGATCTAGTACGCCGAGGCAACCCCTTATGTATACAGGGAGAAACACCGATCAACTTTTTGAACAAGATTCAGAAGGTTGCCTTTACTTTAAATCCTTTTATTGTAGGGGTTGCGGAAGAACTAGATAGATTGGAACGAGCAGTTGGTAAGTTCCTCCCTATAATAAATCATGAATTACCTCCAAAGCCAGTAGATATTGCAGAGAACAAAGAGTCTCGTAAAGCTTATCGAAGAGCTGCAGCAGAGGTAATGAATCTGAATGCACAAGAGTTTAAGAAATCTTGTCGTACTCGGATGACATTGGAAGCAGTGAAGAGGTTCAAGGACGTAGATAAGTTCTTCATTCCCTGGAGCTTCGACTACCGTGGAAGAGCTTACCCGATTCCTGCTTTCTTAACTCCTCAAGATACAGACTTTGGAAAAAGTCTATTGACTTTCTATGAAGGTGCTTATGTAACACCTGAGTCTGAAGATTGGTTAGCCTTTCAAGTAGCTACTACATTTGGTCTTGATAAAGCACCGATGTCTGAGCGACTAGAATGGGCAAGAAATAACCATGAATTATTCACACTCATATCAACAGATCCTGTTGGTAATTTACACCTTTGGGAGAATGTAGAGGAACCTTGGCAGTTTCTAGCAGCAGCTGAAGAGTACTATCATTGTGTCGTAGTTGCCGACAGGCAGTTCACACGTCTTATGGTAGCTACAGATGCTACTTGTTCAGGTCTACAAATCCTGGCTGGATTAGCTAGAGATAAGTCTACAGCACGTCTTGTGAATGTCTTGCCTGGTGATAAGCCACAGGACGCATACAAGGTTGTTGCTGAAGAAGCCACACCTCACTGTCCTGAATCTATCCAACCTTACATGGATAGAAAGACAGTTAAACGTGTCGTAATGACCGTACCTTACAATGCTAAACCTTTCTCCAATCGTGGGTACATCAGAGACGCACTTAAAGAGAAAGGTGTAGAGATTAGTAAGGATGATTTAACCAAGACAGTTAAGGCTGTACGCAATGCCATGGATGTTGTCGTACCTGGTCCTATGGCTGTCATGACATGGATCGAGCAAGAAGTTGCTAATGCAATCAGAGCCGGTAAGGAACATCTTGAATGGACAACACCATCAGGGTTTGTTGTACATCAAAAGCTCAATAAGAAGCTGATTGTGTCTATCGAGTTACAGCTGTTGGGTCGTTGTCAGTTGAAGGTAGCAGTTGATGATTCTGATGAGGTTGATCTCAACCATCACAAGAACGCAACAGCTCCTAATCTGATCCACAGTTTAGATGCTAGCCTGTTACACTTGAGTGTCTTACGATTTGATTCACCCATTGCTCTCATTCACGATTCTGTCCTTTGTCGTGCAACGGACATGTCTTCCTTGTCCTCCATTGTACGAGAAACCTACATGCACCTCTTTGCAGAGCATGACTACCTGCGGGACTTCGCTTCTCATATAGGAGCGGAGACCGAACCACCGATTGTCGGAGATCTTGAACCAGAATCCGTCATCGAATCCACCTACTTTTTTTGCTAATGGCACAACCTATTCACGTTACTCAACAGCCTGTTGTCCTTGAAGGTTATCAAGCTGTACTGAAGCCAAGTAAGTTTGGCTACTCTCTGTCTGCTCTTGTCGATAAAGAACTTGTCGAGCGTCTTGAGGAGGATCGTGTTGATTCTCTCAAGTGGGCAGAATCTAAGCTCAAGAATCCTAAGCGGTCTACTCTCAAGCCTGAGCCTTGGGAAGAGGTTGCAGATAACAAGTACAAAGTTAAGTTCAGTTGGAATGAAGAAACACGTCCGCCCGTGGTGGATACAGAAGGCACACCTATCACCGACGAGAGCACTCCCATTTACAGTGGTAGCACCGTTAAACTTGCCTTCCGTCAAAAGCCCTACATCCTCCGTGATGGTGTCACGTACGGTACAAGTCTTAAGCTTGTCGGAGTCCAGGTTGTCTCCGTTGGTACCTCTGCAGGTGTTGACGCAGGCGATCTTGGTGAAACTGAAGTGGCAGCTCTCTTTGGCCAAACAAAGGGCTTCAAGGCTTCTGAGCCTAACATCACTCCCACTCAAGAGATTGAAGACGACTTCTAATGCCTAAATACCGTTCAGGTTTGGAAGAGAAGGTCGCTGATCTTCTCTCCAGCTTGAAGGTAGAATTTGAATACGAGTCAACTAAAGTTCCATACGTTCTTCAATGCAACTACACACCCGACTTCCTTTTACCGAATGGTGTCTACTTAGAAACAAAGGGACGCCTGACGGAGGAGGACCGCAGGAAAATGATCGCAGTGAAGAAAGCGAATCCCGACTTAGACATTCGGTTCGTCTTTCAAGCTCCTTACAATAAGATCTACAAAGGATCTAAAACAACCTATGCAAAGTGGTGCGAAAAGCACGGCTTTCAGTACTGTTCATTCCACTCCATCCCACTTGAATGGCTAACTTGACCTACGGCACTGCTGAATACTACGCTGAGCAATTCAGTGACTGGCTTGCTGATGTAGATGCTGAACGACCTAATACTGTAGACAACCTGCTTGAAGGTTTCTGCCTGGCAATTGATTCTTGGTTCGATTATCACGATGCACAAGCACGGACATACGCAGAACTGCGAAAGCGAGTTCGTGAGACACTTGCCGTGTGACACCTGTGGCTCATCTGATGCAAACTCTTTATATTCAGATGGGCACACTTTTTGTTTCTCTTGCAATGCTTACGGACACACTGAAGAAGATGTTATTCACACTCACAAAATGTCATCAATCACCCTAAAAGGTGCAGCTACTAGACTAACTAAACGGAACATCTCTGAGAAAGTATGTCAGCAGTATAAAATTTACCGTGATGGTGACCTGTTAAGGTTTCATTATCATGACGAGTCTGGCATCCTGATAGGATGTAAGACAAAGACAAAGGACAAGGACTTTAGTTATGAAGGACAAGCACCCACCTGTCTCTTTGGACAACATTTGTTTCCCTCCACTGGAAAACGAGTCGTTATCACTGAAGGAGAACTCGATGCGGCTTCATGTAGTGAGGCTATGCCGGGGTGGCCGATGGTATCTCTACCTAGCGGTGCCGCAGCGGCAAGAAAGTCGATTCAACGGGCTATCCCCTGGCTCCAGGGTTATGAAGAGATTGTCCTGTTCTTCGACAATGACGAGGCAGGCCGTAAGGCGGCGGAGGAAGCAGCAGGGGTACTCCCACCTGGCAAGTGTAAGATCGCCCGTCTGGAGGCGTACAAGGATGCCTCAGACGCCTTGCAGGCATCAGACGCCCAGCTAGTCAGAGAGGCTATCTGGAATGCCAAACCATACCGACCTGATGGTATTGTTGACGGCAAATCACTCCTAGAGTTAGTTACAACACCCACCCTAACTGCTGATCATGATTATCCATTCCAAGGTCTCCAACGCAAGCTTCACGGTATCCGATACGGAGAGCTTGTCACAATTACTGCAGGATCTGGTATTGGCAAGTCATCATTCTGCAGGGAGCTTGCCTGTACTCTTCTTCAAAGAGGAGAACGGGTCGGTTACCTGGCTCTTGAGGAATCAAACAGACGAACTGCGCTTGGGCTGATGTCCGCAGCAGTTGGCAAATCACTACACATTGGAGAACATGACCGATCTACTCTCACCCAAGCATATCAAGACACTCTTGCTAAGTGGAATCTTTTTCTTTTCGACGGCTTTGGGTCTTTTGATCCTGATCTCATCTACAACCGAATTGAGTACCTGGCAACGGGTCTTGATACAAGGGTAATCTTCCTAGATCACTTGAGTATCTTGCTCAGCGGTTTGGATGGTGATGAACGCCGTATGATTGACACAACTATGACAAGGTTGCGCTCACTGGTAGAACGTACTGGTGTTGCTTTGTTCCTTGTCTCTCATCTACGGAGAACATCAAGTGACCAGAACCATGAGGAAGGTGCCCGCGTCACTTTGGGACAGCTGCGAGGATCTGCGGCCATTGCACAACTCTCTGACGGAGTTATTGCACTTGAAAGAAACCAGCAGAGCACATCTGGTGGAAGTGACACAACTGTGCGAGTCCTTAAGAATCGCTATTCTGGCGAGGTTGGCGTCGCGTGCCGACTAAGCTATGACCTAACCACCTGTAAATTCAAAGAGACTGAATCTAATGAAGAGTTCGACCCAAGCACCGACTTCTAAGCACAACACCTCGCCCCGTGTGGTTGTGTACCCAGGTACTATTCCTGCCATTGGACCCAAACCTCCTACCCCTGAAGCAGTTGAAAAGGCAGCGTTTATCGACAAGACCTACCGCTGGAATGGTCGCTAAGCTCATCTTGATTGATGGGCTAGTCCTTATTACAAACTTATTCATTTGCGCTGGTGTCGTTCGGCACTGGAATGATGTTAATTTTTGACTTAGAAACAAACGGGTTACTACATGATGTTACCTGTATCCACTGTCTCGGTGTCTATGATACGGAGACTAATCAAACCTTGGTCTACAATGATGAAGGTAATACGGAACCACTTACTCGTGGTCTTCAACTTCTTGAGGACGCAGATATACTTGTCGGTCATAACATCGTTAATTATGACCTGCCTGTTATTCGTAAGCTATATCCTTGGTTTCAAAACTCTGGTAGGGTTTTGGATACTTTGGTTCTTAGCCGTCTTTATCACGCTGATATTCTGAAGACAGATCAGAAGCGTAAGTGGAAACAAATGCCACTACAGCTCTACGGTCGACACTCCCTTGAAGCTTATGGCTATCGCCTAGGTGAGTACAAAGGGTCCTTCGGTAAGGATACAGATTGGAAGCAGTGGTCGCAAGAAATGCAAGACTACATGATACAAGACGTTGTTGTTACTACTAAACTTTGGAAACACTTTTTACCATACCTGAATGGATTACGCTAGAACATCGTGTCGCAGAGATCCTCACTGAACAGGAACTACATGGATGGTACTTTGATGAGCCTGCTGCATGGCAACTTGAATCAACTCTCCGAAGAGAGCTTGAGGATCTTAATCAGCTATTACGCAACAGGTATCCTTACGTTGAAGGGTCGGAGTTTACTCCTAAACGACCTAACAAAACCCAAGGATATGTCACTGGAGCTACTTTCACTAGACTGAAAGAGTTCAACCCAACAAGCCGTGATCATATCGCATGGGTCATGGCTACTTATCACGGATGGAAACCAGACAAGGTAACTGCAAGCGGTAAAGCTGCCATTGATGAGGTTGTTCTTAAAGACATCGGCACAGAGGAAGCTCTGCAATTCTTCCGTTGTCTTGAGCTAACCAAGCAGTTAGGTATGTTGTCTGAAGGTGTCAACGGCTGGCTAAAGCTTGTCCGTGATCAACGCATCCATCACCACTGTTCAGTAGCTACTAACACGTTTCGATGTGCCCATCGTAAGCCAAACCTTGCTCAAGTAATCTCTGATGAAGCGTTTAGAAAACTATTTACAGCATCACCTGGCTACACTATGGTGGGTGCAGACTTGTCTGGTATTGAGCTTCGTATGCTCGCTCACTATCTTGCTCGGTATGACGGTGGCAGGTACGCAGACATCCTCCTCAATGGAGACATCCACCAAGTCAACGCAGACAAAATAGGAATCTCTCGTCGTCTAGTTAAGACTGTAACCTATGCCTTTCTGTACGGAGCCGGTGATCAAAAGATCGGACTATCTTACGACCAACAACTATCGGAGAAAGATGCAAAAAAGAAAGGCGCTGAGATACGCCAGGCTTACATGGATGCAATTCCAGGACTTGAGAAACTGGTTGCTGCGGTTAAGTCCAAGGCGGAATCTGGTTACATCAATTTGTGTGACGGGCGCCGCTGTGCTGTTGATGGTAGCCACAAAGCCCTTAACTACCTTCTCCAAGGGAGCGCGGGTGTTATAGCCAAGCAATGGATGGTTCACACTCATAATGTAATCGACCAATGCGAAATCAAAGCTCATCAACTAGCATTCGTACATGACGAATTGCAGTTTGAATGTCTACCTGACTATGCTGATACACTGTCATCAGCTCTAACTATTTCAGCTCTCACAGCAGGAGAGCATTATGATCTCAGGATTCCTATTGAAGCCGAAGCTAAAGTAGGTAAAACCTGGGCAGATGTACACTAACCACCACTATGGCAGTAAAATCTAAAACCGCTCTTGGACGTGTTCAATTTGAGTCCAAGGCAAAATATAAACACACCCGTCAAGGTAATGGACGCCGTTCTCTTCCTTCGCATGGGCGCAAGCTCAAGCGGGGACAGGGTAAGTGAGCCTATTAATCGATTGTGATTACATTGTCTATAAATGCTGCGCCGCTACTGAAACCGAAATTGACTTCGGAGAAGATCTTATCGTCGTTACCTCCAGATTCAGTGAGGCATACGACTATGTTGAACGAGAACTCTATAACATCGCTAGTGACCTTGGATGTTTTGATGATTCTATTCTGTTCTTTTCTGATAGCATCAACTTTCGTAAATCTCTTGACCCAGCGTATAAAGGACACCGTAATCGAAAGAAACCGTGCGGCTACAAAAGGGTCATCAACAAACTCAAGGAGGACTACCACGTTGTCGTGATGCCTACTCTTGAGGCTGATGACGCAATGGGTATCTATGCCACCAAAGAGCCTGGACACATTATTTGCAGTCCTGATAAGGACATGAGACAGATTCCTGGTGAGTTGTATGACCTATCTGAGGGTGTAGTAACTATTACTCCTGAAGAAGGTTATCGTTGGCATTTAATCCAGACAATGGCTGGTGATCAAACAGATGGATATGCAGGCGTACCTGGTATTGGTATCAAACGTGCTGCTGCCCTTCTTGATGAACACGGTGATAACTGGAAGACCGTTGTGGATGCTTTTGCTGAGAAGGATCTCGATGAGTCAGTTGCATTACTGAATGCACGATTAGCAAAGATCCTTCAAGCAGAAGACTATGACTTTTCAACTCAAGAAATCCGACACTGGGTTCCCGCCTCCGCCAGTGTTGGAACTAACAATGGAGCAACAGTTCAAGATGCGTCAGATTGAAGACGCCTTGAATAGCTCAAAGGGTGAGGTAGACGCTATCATCACCCTTTTCTTAGCCCTACAAAAACAATGCTTTGTGTTGGGTAACAATGTATCTAACTTAGTTTCAAAATGGCCACCACCGACCAATACGGACCAAGCTACTATCGACGAGGTAGCATCCCAGTTTGGGATTTCATTCGAGACCAAGGACTAAACTTCCATCTCGGTAACGCAATTAAATATATTTGTCGCGCAGGACACAAAGACAGCAAACGCGAAGACCTGCGCAAAGCCATCCACTACTTGCAAAACGAACTCGAAAATGACATCATCAACCCTTCTCCAGCAAGCCGTCGAATTCAGGAACGCTTTCCGGGTGAAGAACAGTACAACGCCAGCTTCACGGACTATGCAGAGGCGTTTGATCGTTGAAGAGTTTAAAGAATTTTTGGATGCAGAAAATCAACTGATCATGGGACTTACAGTTAATGCAACTGACTGTCTCAAAGAGCTAGCTGATCTGGTCTACGTGTGTTACCAGTATGCTGCTAATCTTGGATGGGATCTAGATGAAGCACTTAATCGCGTACATCAAAGCAACCTATCTAAGCTTGACGATAACGGTAACCCCATCTACCGAGAAGATGGGAAGGTCTTGAAAGGACCGAACTATCAACCTCCTAACCTTACTGATCTCGTTTAATAATGTCTAAACCCACCAAAGAACTGATTGCCCGTACTGGGCGTGTGCAGTCCTGGATTGATGATCCCACCAGCCGTCTCCCTGTTTCTTGCACCGTGTTCGTGGTGGAAGACACAATGGAAGGTCCAAATGGAATCGAAGCATCTTGGCGATTTGTTTCCCATGCTCTCCGATACGGAGCTGGCGTGGCTGTTCATCTATCCAAGCTCCGACAAAAAGGAGCTGAAAATGGCAAAGGACTTGTGGCGTCAGGCCCGGTCTCCTTTGCTAAAATCTACTCAACCCTCAACGAAATCCTGAGGCGTGGTGGCGTCTACAAGAATGGCGCTGTTGTTTGTCATCTTGATCTAAATCACCCTGATGTACTTGAGTTTATTCAAGCATCACGATCCGAGCTTCCTTGGATCAAACGCTGTGTCAACATCAATGACTACTGGTGGGAAGAAACCACACCTGTAGTACGACAAGCTTTGCTTGAAGGTATCAAGAAAGGTGACATTTGGCTCAACAAAACTAAAGTCGACAAGAATGGAAATCGAATCAGGGGTAACGTTTGCCTGGAAGTCTATCTGCCCTCACGGGGTACCTGTCTACTTCAACATGTTAACCTCGGCCAATGTGAACTCAATGACATTCAAAGTGCATTTGTCAACGGAATGTCCGAGTTGTGCAGTCTTCACGGAAAAACAGATGTTGGAGCTAGCGGAGAATACCTCCCTTCAGAGACAGATCGCCAAGTCGGTCTCGGAATGTTGGGTCTCGCAAACCTGCTCCGACAAAGCGGAGTAACTTACAAGCAGTTTGGTGAGGCATTGACTCAAGTTAATAGTGGCTTGAGTTATGAGCATACACCTGCTACTATCCTCGCTGAAGAGCTGCAAAAAGGTATCCAGGCTGCTTCACAAGTAGCACGATTCAATAACATGGATCGAGCCTTTGCTATTGCTCCTACTGCTTCTTGCAGTTATCGTTATACTGATCTTGATGGGTACACCACCTGCCCTGAGATTGCACCTCCCATTGCCCGTCAGGTAGACCGTGATAGCGGTACATTTGGCGTCCAGAGCTTTGACTACGGTCCTGTTGAGATCGCGTCTGAGGTTGGCTGGGATGATTATAAAGCAGTGTGTGATGGCATCATCACCCTACTCAATAAGACCGGACTGTTGCATGGTTACTCATTCAACAGCTGGTCAGATGTGGTTACCTATGATGAGCAATTCATCGAAGATTGGTTGGCAAGTCCACAGACTTCTCTTTACTATTCGCTTCAGGTAATGGGCGACGTTCAAGACAAGTCTGATGCTTATGCAGCGTTGGATGACGGGGACGTTACCGCATACCTGGAGTCACTTCTGAATGATCCTGCTCCTGATTGTAATTGCGGCGAATGAACCCCTATCAAAAACTATTAACTCGTAAACGGAAGTGGTCTCCGGTACAGACCACAGCTGGGAAGCTTGTTGAAGGCGCTGAAGAGGCAATATATCGTGCCTTAGCTATCCGCCACATGGAGCTTCCTGTTGGAGACTTTATCACTGATGCTCTAAAAAATGAAGTTCCAGAAATGGCAAGGGATCTCCTTTTGTCCAATATTAAGGACGAGGAAAATCACGACCTTGCACTCGGTTACATCGCCAACGCTATCGGCGTTGATGAAAAGGCTGAAGAGGAAGCCAAGAAGCTTCGGGACGCCTGGATTGCTCATCCAGATCACACAATCCTCAAGGCATTGGTTGCCGAGCGTGCAATTTTTTTTGTGCTCCTCCCATTCTTCAGATTTAACGGTGATGCTGGTCTCAGAACAGTAAGTGCTGACATTAGTCGTGATGAACAAGTCCATGTTGCAGCGAATAGCCTGGTATGTACTGAGCTTGGTCTCAATTGGAGTCCTTCTCTCGATAAGCTCAGGAAGGCAACCATTAATTGGGTGCTTGAACCTCTAGGTATAAATACCTCCAATAAATATTTGGACAAAAAATTTTGGCTGGAATCCAGCGATAACTTAATGTATCAAGGTAAAGCACCTGAACTTTCTGACACGCGGAGAGCACGGATGCCTGCCTTCTTTGAACATGCAAACCCCAATCTCCCTCAATATGCTTGAAGCTTCAGGGCTTCAGCTTAATGTTCTTCTAAATAAATTAGAAGAGAACTTTCCACCTACTAATCCCCACCCGGATGAAACACATTCACAAATAATGTACCGCTCTGGCCAACGTTCTGTGGTCGAGTGGATTCAACACTACCTTACCGAAGAGAACAATGGCTCCTAGAAACAATGCAGCAGCTCAACGAGAGCGTGAGCGTCAACAGCGTGAACGTGAGCGTCAACAAAGAGAGCGTCAAGCTCAACAACAACGAGAGCGTCAAGCTCAACAACAACGAGAGCGTGAGCGTCAGCAGCGGGAACGTCAACAACGTGAAGCGCAGCAACGTCGTCAAGCTGAACAGCAACGTAAAGCTGCTCAAGAACGCAAGGCTGCTCAAGAACGTAAAGCCCAGCAAGAACGTAAAGCTGCTCAAGAACGTAAAGCCCAGCAAGATAAAAAGAAAAACAACAATACTGGACAAGTAAAATCACAACTCCGTCAAGCAGCTGAAGGCGGTATCACCAAACAAGAGCTTAACAAAATTATCAAACAGTCTGGTCAAAGTGCTCAAAAAGTTATTCAAAAACTTGACACTGTAAACAAAGCTCTTAAAGAAAAGGATAAAGCTGGGATTAATTTGAATTCTGGTGCTGCTAATATGCTTGTCAGGCAAGCACAGAAGCAAACTCCTGATCCGTTCCGTAGGCAAGAAACATTTGGCAGCGGTCGGATTGGTAAAACCCTTCAAGGAATGATCGGCGATCAACGTACCGTGTATGGCGGACGTGTTGCTGGTACCAAAACAGTTGGTACTCCCGGCACTGGTCTCATGATTGGCGGTACTGCTATTCGCCCTGGTGGTCGAGTTGCTGTTCGTACTCAACCAGTCGGTGCTGCTCCGGCCGCACCTCCGCCGCCTCCCGGTCCTGGTGATGGTGCTGGTGCTGGTGATGGAGCCGGTACTGGGTTTGGAGATGGCGGCATGGGTGATATTCTTAGCGGACTTGGTGACCTTTTCGGTGGAATGGATGATTTTGGCATGGGTGATCTTAGTATGCCTGATATGGGATCATTTGAACAAGTCAGTTCCAACGTTCAAACCGCAGATCCTCTCCAACTTGCTGCACTTGGTAAGTCCTATCTTTCTGATATGATCCGTGCTCGTCAACGTCAAGCTCGCTCACGTGGTCAATACATGCGTGGTGGAGTTGGTCCCACAGCTGGTAATCCCTTTGGTCCTCTTGCTGCACTCTCCATTGGAGGCTTGACCCTGTAATGACAGCTAAAGAAAGGTATGATTTCCTTTTCGGTGATCGCACTCAATACCTAAACATTGCACGTAGAGCAGCTGACCTTACACTTCCTTACCTGATTCGTGATGATGAAGAAGAGAATAAAACTGCACGACCCCTGCCATCTCCTTGGCAATCAGTGGGTGCTAAAGGTGTAGTCACTCTTTCTTCTAAGCTGATGCTGGCATTGCTTCCTCCACAGACTAGCTTCTTTAAGCTTCAAGTGGATGAGACAATGCTGGGTCAGGATTACGGTCCGGGTATTAAATCAGAACTTGATCTAGCATTTGCTAAGATCGAACGTACTATCATGGAATCCATTGCTGCTAGCGATGATCGAGTGGTAGTCCATCAAGCATTGAAGCATCTTGTTGTTGCTGGCAATGCTCTGATTTATATGGGCAAGGAAGGTCTTAGACTGTATCCTCTTAATCGCTATGTTATAGACCGAGATGGCGATGGTAACGTTATTGAAATCGTAACCAAAGAACGGGTATCCCGTCAACTACTTGAAGGTGTACTTCCTAAATCTAATCCCAATGAAGTTGGTGTAGACAAGAAAGGTGATCGTGATGAAGTAGACATCTACACACACGTTCGTCGTGATAACAATCGCTATGTCTGGCACCAAGAAGTTGAAGACAAAGTACTTCCCAAGTCTTTTGGTAAAGCACCTGTTGATGCTAGCCCTTGGCTGGCACTAAGGTTTAATTCTGTAGACGGAGAGATGTATGGTAGAGGTAGAGTTGAGGAGTTCATTGGTGATCTCCGCTCCCTTGAAGCACTCTCTCAGGCACTCGTAGAAGGCTCTGCAGCAGCCGCTAAAGTTGTGTTCGTGGTATCACCCTCAAGCACGACTAAACCCCAGACGCTGGCTGCTGCAGGCAACGGAGCAATCGTTCAAGGCAGACCTGATGACATCGGTGTTGTTCAGGTTGGTAAGACGGCTGACTTCAGGACTGCATATGAGATGGCACTTCAACTTGAACGTCGCCTTTCTGATGCCTTCCTTATTCTGAATGTACGTCAATCAGAACGTACTACAGCAGAAGAAGTTAGGATGACTCAACTTGAACTTGAGCAACAACTTGGTGGTCTATTTAGTATGCTCACTGTAGACTTCCTTGTTCCTTATCTCAACCGTAAGTTGTCAGTGTTCCAGAAGACTGGAGAGATCCCTCGTATTCCCAAGGGTATTGTCAAGCCTACTATTGTGGCTGGTATCAATGCACTTGGTCGAGGACAAGATCGAGAAAGCCTCAGTGCCTTCTTGATGACTATTGCACAAACCATGGGTCCAGAAGCTATTCAAACCTTTGTCAATCCTGAAGAGGTTATTAAACGACTGGCTGCTGCACAAGGTATTGATGTTCTCAACCTTGTGAAGTCTATGCAGGATGTTCAAGCAGAACAACAACAAGCAGCACAACAACAGCAACAGATGGAGCTGGTGAAGCAAGCTGGTCAATTGGCATCTGCTCCTGCAAATGACCCATCTAAATATCCCCAACCAAATGAGCAACCAAACACCCCGCCGCAATAGTCGGCGTAAACCAACACAAGTTGAACCCGAAAGGGATGTCCGCATAGTAGAACATCCACCTACTGAAAAACCTGTACTTAAGGTAGAGACTCCTAAACCAAATAAGTACGAACCTTCGGCTAAGATTGGTACGCCTACTCTTGGCCGTTCACCCAACTACGTGACAAAAGTTGGTCTTGGAAATCTTACAGTAACTACTGCACATGGCAACTCTGACGTATGATCCCACGCCAGCGGATCAACCTGAGTTCAATGAAGCTGAGCAAGAAGCTCTTGCCATCGGAGAGGCTGCTGCTGCTGAAGAGCAACAGCTTCTCGCTGGTAAATTTAGAGACGCTGAAGCTCTAGAAAAAGCATACATTGAACTTCAATCTAAACTTGGTTCAAGGCAAGAAGATGGTTCTGATGAAGGAACTCTATCTGACGATGAACCAGTTGAAGACTATGATGAGTCTCCTGGTGTACTTGAAGCTTTGTGGGAAGATGCTCAGAATGGTGAGCTATCCCCTGAGATTCAAGCAGCACTTGAAAGGATGACTGCATCTGAAATCGCTGCTGAATATATTCAGTACCGCGAACAAATTGAAGCTAACCAACAACCAGCCGAAGACATCAGCGAACAAGACGTTGCTGAACTTCGTGGTATTGCAGGTGGTGATGAATCATACCAAGAAATGATTGCTTGGGCATCTGAGAATCTTTCACCTGAAGACCAACAGCGTTATGATAATGTCATTGCTAGTGGAAACTACGATGCTATTTCATTTGCTGTTCAAGCCCTATCATCTAAATACACTGAAGCCATGGGAGTAGAAGGACAACTATTTAAAGGCAAACCTGCCGGCAACACAAGAGATGTATTCCGTTCTCAAGCAGAAGTTGTACAAGCTATGTCTGATCCTCGTTACGACAGGGATCCAGCATATCGACAAGATGTATATGCTAAACTTGAACGGTCTGAACTTCAATACTAATGAACGACACTAACCTCTGGGCTAAAGAACCCACTATGTATATGGATCCCACCTACCTGCAATCACACAACGAACGTGCTGAGCTTCTTAATGGTCGCCTGGCTATGCTTGGCTTCATTGCTGCTGTTGGCGCTTATGTAACTACTGGTCAAATTATTCCTGGAGTATTTTAATTATGGGATGCGGTAAGAAGCACGGCGGCGGTAAGAAAAAGTAACCCCGCTCGGTAATAAAGCCCTCCTAGTAGCGCGTATTAGTAGGGCTTCTTCCCTAACGGGAGTGTGTAGATGGTCATATAAAAGTTCCTCGCTTTATTATTATGATCCCTCTTCTAACTACTCTGTCAGTCATCACTAGCTGGTATGGTCCTGGCTTCCATGGAAACCTTACAGCTAATGGTGAGCGATACAATCAAAATGCCCTTACTGCAGCGCACAAGACACTCCCGTTTGGTACACGACTAAAGGTCTGCTATCAACGGTGTGCCATTGTACGGGTTAATGACCGTGGACCTTATATCCCTGGTCGTGAAATCGATCTCAGTAAAGGTGCAGCTGATGCTATTGGCTTCACTGGCACCGGAGTTGGACGAGTCAAAGTAACACGACTTGACTAACTACTTATGACTGCAACAATCGCAGCCTCACGCTC